CATCATCTATTCTACAAATTCTGTATTCACCATCTACGAGAGGACTAGAAAAGAAATACTCATCTCCAAGTTCTACTGTGGTTCCACTTGTAACAGTACCTATTCTGATATAGAAACCCAAATCCTCAATAATATGGCTATAGCCAATAGCAAATGTATCATCTGTTAATCTAACAACGTCTCTATGTCGACCATGCCCAGTATCATTATCTGGATTGAATATTACTGGATCGCCCCATGCAATGTCAAAGTCGGTAACTATACCGGCCCTGCACTTACCGTTATCGGGTCCGAGAGGTTCTACATTTATGGCCCATGCAACAACAACAAGTGTGTCGGTCAAGGAAGTCATACCCATAGGGTTTGCTGCGTCGACTACATTGAATTCGGCAGGTGCGGCTTCACTCTTAGCTCCAAGAATAATGTCACTGGATACGATGGGGGATACAGCTAGACTTATCTTGCCATCCACAAAGTTGCCCGAACCAGCCCAGACATCATTCTGTGTGAATTCTGTTTTATCATCAAATGGATGATAAAAGATTACATTACTTGCTCTGAGTATTCCAGAAGCCGACATAAGGCAACACCTTTGGTTTTACACGAGGTACGAACTTTTGTCGTTGAGAGACGGCATCCCACCATCGCGATTCTCATGAGAAACAAGCACAAAATCTCCCTCGTCACTATTGACTCCATCGGACATTCTCCAATGGAACTGTTGACGACTAGCAGTCAAGACGGGTACCCCACTTGTTGACCAACTATATCTTCCTGTCGCATTGATTTCTGTGCAACCACTGCCGACAAGAGACACGCTAGAACCATTTTCCCAAAGTTCTATGTTGACTGTTTCGCCCGTTACTAATTCACCAATAATAGCTGGTGGCGAATCTGGGAAAAAGTCAAATTCAGCTATCGATTGTCCAATTAAAGCCATTTCGAAACCTCCTACATTAGACTGTTGCACACACCAACTGCGTGAGTTGATCAAGAATATCCGGTACCATAAAGTGTTCGTTAAACTCTTCTTCCGTATAGCGTATGCGGCTAGCTACACGACGAGACCGTAAGGGAAACTTCAAAAGATGTAGTCTTTTGGTCACGGTTGATGAATCTACACCCAAAAGTCTTCCGATTTGAGAAGTGGAGAGGCCAATATTGTAAAGCCGTATAAAGACAGAATCTGGGAAAAGTTGATTCGCTTCTGAACGACTTCTCATGGTAACCCCTAAATCTATCATACGGTTGTACATAGATGTCTCGCTACAACCATCGAGTTTTGCCACCTCGGCACAGCTTTTGCCAAATGAATACTCTTTCGTCACTTCTGTGTCGTTTAGTGCCATATTGCCCCCAAGAGAAAAAGACCTTTCACTAGATTATACACCATAGAGACTGGGTATAAAAAAAGAGAGGGAAGGTTTTACCCTCCCCCCTCATAGATGCCAAAAGACGTAAGTCTTTGGTCGACAACGGTTTAGAACGAGCCGATGAGAACTCTTCGTCCATCAAGAGCCGCGAAACCGTGTTCCTGCCACCCGTAGAAGCCAGCTTTCTGACGCCTGTGCAGCATATCATCCTCGAAAATCGACAGTTCGCGCTTGACTGGCATGACAAACGAGTCACCATGCGACAGGTCAAGACCAACTACGATTTCCTCATCACTCGTACCCATGCTCACGCCGAGCGTAGCAAAGTACGTCTGGAATTCCTGGCCGACACCAAGTTCATCCAGCGGATGCAGATTGACGCCGTAGATTTTCGCCATCGGGCCACCGTCATCGCTGGCGGTGAAAATTTCCCGACGAGTGAAATCATCCACTTCGTCCTTGTCCCATTCACGAATGTCCTCAAGTGCTTCTGGACTGATGAAAAGGTCAGTCAGACGACCACGGCCAATGCTGGAAGTGTTTCCGCCAGCAAGACGAGTCATCGTAGTTTTCATCAGAGAAACAAGACGTTTCGTGAACTGGCCAGCAGTTGCAGCACTGTCGTAAACCAGTGGAGCGCCACCGCTGTAGTCAGTACGACCTGTACCAGCAGCTATGATGACACGCCATCCGTCAGTGTTCATCTTCTTCACGAAACCGGCCTCAAGAACCTCCATAGCGCGAGCTATGATGTTCCAGCGTGCGGAAGTCGCATACTTTAGCGGCCAGTCAATGGCGTTACCAACGTCGAACGTGCTAACTGTCACAGCATCACCAGTGATGGTTCTCTGTGGTAGCGCGCCTTCGCTAGGAATCATGTACGCCACATAGTCATTCTCCTGTGCTGTCTGATAGAAATCCAGCGGGTATTCAGCAGTCGCACTTGGGTCTAGGACTTCAGGTGCGAAGATGCCGCCCAGGATGTCTCCATTCAGCAACGCCGATCGTAGTGGAACTTGTAGAGCCTGAGCCAAAGAGTGCATCGCTTCCAGTGCCTCGGCCTTGTTCTGGGAACCAGTCCGACGTAGAAGTTCAACTTGCTCAGTTGTTGGTTTAATTACATTACGCTTCATTCTTCTTCACCCCCTTAGTTTATGTCAATCGAAACTCTTGCGAAACCATTAGCGTCTTTGGCAGTCTCGAACCGGCCAACACGCCTTGTCAAAGCCCCTGAAGTGGAACTTACGAATCCGCTCACAGCTAGGTAAGCAGGATCACCAGCGGCTGGTGTGACAGACGGATGAATCATGTCTGTGACTACCCAACCCTGTGTTACTAGAGTACACTTGTCGCTTGGCCGAATTTCCCCGTTCTCGAAATTCGGGAAGTCTCTCGTGGCACTCATAGCTGCCGCTACTGTCTGCAACAAAATACCCTTGGGTACCGAGTTGATATTGATAGTAGCCAAATAGCCAACTACGTTGGCCTCGTCTGCTAGGTTGATACCGATTGCGGCACCTGTACCTTGCGTTACGACACACGCCATTCCGCCCTTTTCCGCAGCAACTGTGGTCCAAAAGTTCGTAATGTCGGTTGTCTCGTTATAATCACGATCTGGTTTCAAAGCCATCCCTATTCACCCCCTTCTTCGTTTGTCTTTTGCCCACACAGCCCTGCTGCTGTAGACGCCCAACCATCTGCCTCAGTCTGAGCAGCATCTGTTGATGCATTCAATTCAGCCTCGGTCTTCTCCACAACATCATCCAAAGCAGCCGTTGATTCGTTCGTCTCTGCATCTTCGTCACCGGTCTTCTCTTCCGACTCGGTAGGCTCAGTTGCTTCGACTTTCGCTTCGCCAGCATACTTCAGGACTGTATCAAAAGTATCGTCTGTCATTTCACGAAGTTCAGCAAGAGTTGCTTCTTCGTCCTTGACTTCTTTTACCTCACACAGTTTCGTCATCCGCTCACGAGCCGTCTCGGTCTTACGAATCTCATTGAGTTCCGCAACAGCCTTGTCTGCTCGCTCTGTTTCGGCAGTTAGCTTCTCAGCTATCTCCGACTTCTCAGTTTCCATAGCGGTAACCTTTTCGGATACCTCTGTAGAACTGGCGGTTAGTTCCTCGACCTTGGTGTTGAGAGCGGCAATTTGCCCCTCAAAATCACTGGCCTTCACCTCGTCAGCAGCCTTCTGCAAATCGGTGACTTCTTGCACCTTAGTCGCCAAACTTGCAACAGTGTCTTCCAACTTATCCTGGAGTACCTTCATTTCTTTTTCGTCCACGTCTTCTACACCCCCTTCCAATAGTTCGTTCAAATTAGCAGCCACAAAATCACCCGAAGCGGCTTCTTTCGCTGCCGCTACTTTAATCACAGATTCTGGATTAGCAGGCTTGTTGACAAAAGCCTGAGCACCAAAAATCATGTCTTTCAAAACTCGACCGACTTTGAATCCCTGATATTCGCCACAACCACCAAAAATTCTCAAATGCTTGGTCAAAAATGCAGTGGCTTCAGTACGGTCGATCAGCTTGGTAACACCTGTTGCTTCGTTAGTCAGGCCATATCCGAAATCTGGGAACCAAGCTTCCATAGAAACAAACATTTCACCAGCATTGGATTTTGCGATAATCTGCTCGACACGATCTCTCAATTCGTCGAATTGCTTGTAAAGTACGCCTGCAACTTCCAGATCGAATTCAGCCGGTGGAGTATCATTTCCGTCAATCTCATTACCTTCTTTGTCAAGCGCCCGCGTTTGGACAATGTGTCCAAGAATCTTGGTCGCATCGTGATTGTCGTTCATCGGCTTATGAAGTGGAGATAATCTTGCGGCCCAAACTTCGTCAGGAGTAAAGATGTCATCATTCCGATTCCACCCGGTACTAACGAGGATAGATACAACCAAAGCCAAATCTGGTTGTTTCTGCCCTAGAAGTTCTTCGACAGTTTGTACAGTATCAGTTGCTTTTACAAGATCGGCAACAGACATGCCGTCGAATTGTGCTGCAATATCGCCGATTTTGACCTGTGCAGTAACAAATGCAGAAGAAGCATGGTCGTTGAAATTGATTCCAGCCTGTTTTTCTGCTTCATATACTCGCACAAGCACCTCCAGTCACAAGGTTTATACACAACCTTGTATGTAAACGACACGAAATCGGATATAAAAAAGACCTTTCACGATATCCTACTAGGAGCGATCGCGATTTTTCTTCAGAAAATCGACAGTATCGGCCTTGGCTTTGTCATCGTTGTGAAGAACCTTGGAAGCGAATCCTCTCTCATCGAGCGATGCAACCGCAGCAACATCCGACGAAGGATCAGGAAGAAAGAATTGTCGTCTTTCTTTCAATCCATTCAGATCGTTCTCGATTGTGTAGGAAAATCGAACAAAACTTTCACCATCGAAAACATAGCTCTCGATCATATAGTCGGTAGACGGCACTAGGATACCGTTGATAGTGAGCACTGTCTGCCTAGTTGCTGTGTCCAGCGAAACATTTACAATTGCCATAACCATTCCCCCTCAGAATACAAACCTTGTCCACAAAAATCAAGACCCATCGTACTATTCGACAGGTACCACAGCAGCCCAAGCCATAGCGGCTAGTGATCTGCGCTCTTTCGTATTTGGTGTCTTCTTGGTTGTTGACGTAAAGTTCTCAACAAGATCACCGAAAGCACTTTCCATTCTACGAGAACTGTTCCGAGTAGCAACACTCATCTCAAGCCTTTCGGCTATGAGTTTCTTGGTTACTGCATCTCCGGGACGCAAGACGGACAAGATACCACGCTTGACTCGTTCCAACTCGTCTTTTTTGGCCTTTGTCAGAGATCGTCTGCCCTTTATCTTCCGTTGTTCCATGTATGGACCATCTACCAAGTCCCCGATTTCATCAAGGAATTGATCTGCAATGGTCATTAAGATAGACTGTGTCTTTGGAGTTCGCTCGTCTCTAGGTTTGGTATCTTTCGTTGAAGGCGGTCTCCCTGACGGATTCTTTCCGTCGTCTCTGGGTTGGTCTCCGCTGGGATTGTCCCCACCACCATTGGGTCCACCGCCAGCATTTTTACCAGCCTGCTTGACCTTCTCAAGTTCTATGGCTAGTTGATTCTGTTTTTCCAACATAGTGAATGGGCGGTTGTACGGATCGGATCGCTCCAGAACACCAGGATTTTTTTCTCTGAATTCTTGTTCTACCTTCATTCTTTCGAGTTCTATCATGAAGTTTGTCCCGAATGCTTCAGAAACCTTCTCTGAAGAGATTATACCGCGATCCAGCAATTGGATCATCAGTTGCTTCTCTGCTGCTTCGTCTCGCAATGACATGATACCAAAGCTTATTGCAGGGATGTGTTTGAATCCCATGGCGTCTGCCACCAAACGAAGTTCTGATTCCATCCACCTGATAGCACGGCTTCTGACATATTCAAGCCGCTCTACTAGTGTCTTTAGCTGCACAAAAGCAGACTGAGCATTCCTTGTTCCAAGGTCGGCACCTCCGACAAGAGAGTCTGGAATACCAATTCCACGGACTATGTCGCCGTTGACACTAACGTATTTTTCTGGACCGAGAATCTTATCCGTAGGAGGATACTCTACGTGCAGGTCGATCATGTCGTCCCAGACAAGGTCCATGACCCCGCCACCAACGTTGTGCTGAAGAATATCGATAAGTTTATCGACTGCTGCTGGTGTAGGAAGAATTTGCTGATCCGACTTGCCCAATTTCCATAGTCTAATGACGTTGATCACTCCGTCAAGCGCTGCCATGTCTGCAAGACGCATTTTTTCTTTGAACATCACATCTTCAAGAACGCCAAACAAGAATGGAGTGCCCCACGCTTCCCAGTCGTCCTTCTTGTAGTAATCTATATGAATCTTGTCCATATCCAGCTTGACTAGACCACCGGACTTCCTTGCTGCACGAACAACTTCTGGTGGGAGTTGCTTAACGAAATCTCTTTCGGTATTAGTTTTTGGAGCCTTTATCGAGTTCATCAGCGATACTGGTATTCGCATACCTATCGCATCAGAACCAAAAAACCGACCAAGCTCTCCAGCGATCTTTTCTATGATAACGGGAGATAGGAAAGTGTACTTCCAAGGAATCTCTCTGCGATTGGCTTTCTTTTTGAGTTTGTTTATTTTTTCTGGTTTCTCTTGAACAAGCGTTTCGTCTATCAAGCCGATCGGATTAAGAGAAGCGTCTGCCCTCGACATCTCCTTGATAACCGGTCTTGCTATGAGTGCATTTTGTCTACGAACGATGACATTGGCGTCCCTCATCAAAAGCTTCATATAGTCATGAGACCTATTCGTGAGATCGACTCTCCTTGCCCATTCTCTGAAAAATCGCTCTTGCGTTTTGATTGGATGTTGCAACCGAAGACCTTCTGCGGCAAAATCCGTCATCAAGTCTATGATGTTGCGAATCATGCCTATCTTGCGATAGACAGCTTGACATGCAAGAATGATTTCATCGTGCTTAACCGGCAACTTGTCGTTTGGACGTTGTGTGTCGTAATTGCCCCTGTTGTGTCCTGCGCGTTTGTTGACATCTGCCGCTATTGCTCTTTGTGGGATACCTTTGCTCAAATGGCATGTATCTGGAAGGACGTAATCCCTTATACTGCCTACACCCTTGGTGTAGAGATGCTTGTTGTCAGGAGTTTTTGTCTTTCTGACAGAACTTTGCTTAGCCATCTGTTCCCCCTTGCGAAATCAATGCCATTACATTCCAATAACGATCCAATTGATTATACACCATCGCTCTAGATACGCTTACCCCGCTTTACTGCTTTGAAAAGACCGCCATCGCGAGTCGCCTGGGAGTTTTGCATCCGACCGACGCCAGGACCACGATACATGGGTTCGTTCTTCCCTACGTTCTTGGATCGCTTTTCTATGTTTCCAGCCACATCGTTGTAATCTATCTCTTCACCTTCGCAGACACTTTCGTCGTAGATGTATTTGTGAGCCAGCAGAAGTGCAGTGTACCTGTCTTTTTTCAATCTACCCTTACGTGAACGACCTTCAACAGCACCGGGCTGAATCACCTGTGGGGTATCAAATCTTTCCTTGCCTGTAGCAGTTTCAGTCATCTGGATAGTGCAAAGTTCGTTTTTCAGTTCTTCTATGTTGAACACACAATCTTCGTATGTGTCAAACACAATACCCATTGATTTTTCCGCTTCAATGGCTGCATACATTTTTACGCTGTCAAAAGCTGGGAATAGGAGAGAGCGAGTTTCAAAACTTTTGTGAAGCGCTATGTTGGCATTCTGGTTGAACTCAGTACTCTGTTGTACCAGATGCAAGATATGCCGTCCATCAGTTTCTCCATCTGTCGACTTAGGTTCATCAAAATCTATGACTTCATAGATTGGGAAATCTCCACCTTTGATGTCCAACAGCTTCTTGTTCCGCAACATCTCCGCAACAGCGTATCCACCGCCCTGACTGTCCATCTCGATACGAACTGGATTGAACAGTCGTGTTATGTCTCGAATACGAGAACAACAATATGCGTAATAGTCATCATCCGTAACGAGCCCGCGCTTCTTCCTTTTCATGAATTCTTTTTTGTTGACAACCCAACAATGTATCACTCGGGAATGATTAGCACGCACTTCTATTACGACTATGGCCAAGTTGTCTCGTTCGGCAGCAGGATCAATACCAACTACGTATGTACGCTTTGGTTCTGCTCTCATGTACGGAGTAAAGGTCACGTCACCATCTGGAGTCTTGATTGGTTTGTTCGGACCAACAGTACATCCTTCCACCAAACTTCTGGGATAGAATCCATCGGAGTCCTTAACGAAAACAGCACCGTACTCCATCAAGTAAATGTTCCTGGGAAGTGTAGCTTTGGCGTGAGCTAATTGTCTGTCATCCAATAAGCCTATGGGTAGATGGGTGTGGGGTATTCTAATAATGGCATAGTCTTTATAGTTGAAACCATCGGGTACCATATTCTCCCCACCGAAAATCTGCGACACCAAATCTGGATCACCCTTGCTCTTTATGATCTCCTGCCACATTTCGTACTTCTTGCAGAAGTGATTGAAGGCATAGTATGCAGTACCTGAATAAACAATTTGGTTACCATGCATCTTCCCGTCATCTGTTACCAGCTTCTTCTTGATATCTGGTGGTAAATCAAGCTGGGCCAGCTTCGCATCAAAAGCCCTCTTCCTTGCCTCTTCTACTGGTGTCTTGGCGGTAGCTGCAAAACCACGAACAACAATGTCGAATACATCTTCGGGTATGGATGCGAATTCATCAGCGATGACAACGTTAGCACGAAAACCTCTGATCTTCGTACCATCGCCCATAGGCAAAGCGTAAATGATAGATTCCCCAATACGAAAATAGCAAAGGTCTACATTCTGCCTTGGTCCAGCTTTCTTCCCGCCGCCGATGATTGCTCTCAGCATTGGAGATCGATTCCAAATGCCTTCTATCTCGTTGAACACCAATCGAGCCTGTCTGAGACCAGCACCAACAATCACTATCTTAGTACCAGGGTCGAGCACTGCTCGCAATAGTGCATACACAGCCAGCATGAATGTCTTACTACCACCTCGACAAGCTATCAACATGGGGAATGGAGTATTCCACATAATCTGAAGAGTCGCGATCTGGATAGGGAATAGATCGAGGTTCAACATCACCTTTGCTGTCCAGCCAATATTATCGATGTTCAACATCTTGTCGATAACAAATTCGTCCAATGGCACCTTTGACTTCTTCATATCTGTGAAAATGTGATCAGCAATATCTGGCACACGATCGCGAAGGGGGAACATGTGTCCAAACTTGCCCTGATCACCATGAAGTAGATCATTCAAAGTTACCTTTGTTTTGGCGACTGGATTTGATTTTTTACAGACCAAGACAATCCTCCTGTGTCTTCTTTTTGGGTTCCTGCATAACCCAACGATCCTTGGTTGTTCGAACAACTTCTTCGCAAATCATTTGTGCGATCTTTCTACCACAAGCACCCGCTGGGATAATGTTCACGTTATACTTAACAGATATGTACATCAGCCATCTGACGAAAGACTTCCCAGGAACACCCTTCGTGAACTGCGGTGGAGATAGTTCCATGATATCTGGAGTATACAGCGATTCAACAATAATGAACCTGTGTTTGATATGGGATATGCGTTCCATCTCTGCCTCAAAAGCTGGCCTCTTCTGTTTGCTGTAATTCTGCCACAGTTCAGCAAAGTCAGCCTTTCTCTCGATGGAAAGTATATCGGTGTACCCCACCATACTATAGTCTCCGGTGTCCAGCTTCTCTATGATGGTACCATCACAATTGGGCGGTCTCCTGTTCGGATGATGCGCAGGGAATGTCCATCCATGATCCTTCTGCTCACGGGTGTCTCGGATGACAGTGTATTTGGGTAAAACTAGGCGCGGCATTCTATCACCGATCCGTAATCGCTCTGAACCATTCGGTCTATCATTTCTCCGAAACCGATTGTTGGTTCCCATCCCAATACTTCCTTGGCTCTGGTCGCGTCCGCATGTAGGAGATTAACATCGACGGGGCGATAGAATTTAGGATCAATAATTACGTAATCCTTGTAGTCAAGACCTACAGTCCTGAAAGCAATTTCCAAAAATTCTCTCACGGTGTGAGCCGTTCCCGAACCAAGAACATAATCGCTTGGCTCATCAGTCTGCATCATAAGCCACATGCCTCTAACCATATCTAAAGCATGGGACCAATCTCGCTTGGCTTCTATATTCCCGAGGGCTAACGGAAGAACATCCACATCCTTAACAGGGAATCCTGAGTTGTTGTCCATCCAGCTTTGTAGACTCGCGACATACTTGGTAATCTTGCGAGTAACGAAAGCCTCTCCACGGCGCTCTGACTCATGATTGAATAGGATACCGGCACATGCGAAAATACCATAGGCACGACGATAAAGGCCAACGAGTTGATGCGCGTATAGCTTGGCTACTGCATACGGAGAATTTGGCGTCATCGTGGTTAACTCTGTCTGTGGTGCTTCCGTGGTATCTCCGAATAGCTCAGATGTGCTGGCTTGATAGAATCTACTGTGGGGAGACGATTGGCGAATTGCCTCAAGAATGTTCAGTGGGCCTACCGCGTCTATCTGGCAAGTGGTGATCGGCTGGTCAAAAGAAACACCAACGTGGCTCATAGCTGCCAGATTGTAAACCTCATCTGGCTGAATTCCAGAAATCAACCTGTTCATGCAAGATGCGTCGGTTATGTCTCCCTCAACCAACTCGAACTTTGGATGATGCATGAAATCGCGAATGCGTTCTGTCGTGTCAACAGACGATCTGCGAATCAGCCCGTAAACCTTGTACCCCTTATCCAACAGAAACTCTGACAGATAACTACCGTCCTGTCCTGTCACACCAGTGATAAAAGCAGTCTTATCCGTTTTTTCCTGTGTTGCCTTCATAGCGACTTTCGCCTCCGTTTTCCTTGCTTGTCCCACCATCTGCTTCAGCAGCGATGGCTTCCTGATGCAGCTTGACCAATTTCTGTACATCCTCAGACAGTTCTACGACATTTGCATTGCCGTCTTGCACCGTCAAGGCATCTGTGGTTTTCTGGCAACAACTTTTGTACTTCTCGCCGCTACCACACATACATGGCCAATTTCTTCCCCATTTTGTTCTCTTTCTCTCGATGGGCATAGTCACACCAAAAATGCGCTTACCCAGATTACGTTCAGCCGACGATCGTTTCTTCTTCATACGTAACGCCCCTTTCCTCTGCACTTAACCTTGCGTCCATTCCCCAGCAGTGACGAGTCGCGGCACTTTTCCCTTCGGCCTGCGCTTCATCGGCAAATTCTCCCAAGCCTAGCTCCAAGAACAATTCCACCAAACGATTGAAGTAAGTATGATTGTGTGCCACATGCTCTACCGCCGATCTCACCCTGCCGTATCTTGGCGTTTCGTCTTCAATGGCGTCAATAACCATGTTCATATAATCGGTAGTGCTGCTAGCTATTTCACAATGTGGCCCAAGACAATCAGCAGCCATGGGATTATCCAATATTTGCCTGCCGCCACACAGTGGAATCATGAATACTCTTTCGTTCAAACATATCTGAGATTTGACTTGTTCTATTGTGTGTACATTCGGACACACCTTGGCAGTAGCGTAAACATGTGCCATTTTTTTCCCATCATCAACAAGCTGTCCGTTATGAGTAATCCCAGAGAGTTTCCAGGCTTCGTCGCCGAATACCTGATAAGAATATCCCAACAAATCGAGGCGATCGAAAAGTGGAGAGATAAGGTGTTTGAGGACATCTTGTCTATGGCCAAAATTGGCAATCATCGCGACATCTGTGAGGATAGAGCAAGTTGGAGGTAGAGCCCTGAGAACGTTGCCAGCAACTGGCAAGGACAACAGATCAATACCGTTGGATTTCCAACCATCCATATACACTGGCCACAAATGCGAATCAATTCTGGTATGAACAACTACGCTTTCGATCTCTTGTAGAATATGTGATTCGTCCTTGTGCGCAAATTCGTATGACCCATTCAGCGACATGTCGTCGTCGTTGAGAGGCAGTGCGTCTACGATGACAGACACGTTGTGTTTATTTATCGAATGAATCGGCAATTGTCTGACACCAAATCTTGAGTGAGTCATAATTAGTCTGACACCGTATTCTTCAATGAATTTTTGACAACCCAATTTTGTTTTGGGATCACAGCAATATACTTTCCACCCCAAGTGTTTCAGGGTGTCGATATATCCTTGCTGAATAGCTGAAGATGTATCTCCAGGTCTCGGAATGCAAAGAGCACATTTATTCATCTGTCTCTACTCCATCGCTTGAGAATTTTGTTTGGGAATCCATGATGATCGGTTCAATAGTACCATCGGGAAATTCATTGGGTTTCCGAAAATCATCTGAAACATCTTTTGCTGCCAATCTAGTCAACTCCGCAAAGCGTCCATGTCGGTCTCTTTCTTCCTGTGAGTGCTGCAACTTGCTGACCAAATCTAGAAACGTTTCTTCTCCACCCCTGAGTTCGTCTAGACGGTCTTTTCGTGTCGCGTTCAATGCACTATAAATTCTCGCCCTTTCTTTAACCAGCGTATCGTATCTGTCATTCACGACCTTCAGTTGCTTGTAGAAGTCATCCATCTGTCTTTGTTGCATGAGACGATATTTGATAGTCTCTTTACCCTCATCCTCTTTCTTGGGATTTTCTATAAACCAAACACCAAGAATATCTATCTGTCTCTGCAAAGCACGACCCAGGACCAACTGTCTGTCGACAAGAATTCTGTGTTTAAGGAAATCGTCAATCTGCATAAATTCACTGACGACTATATCCGCGAACTGGCAACACAGAAGACCAAAATCGTTAATGTATACGATTATTTCGTCTTGTTCGAGTTGTCTCTTGATAGTCGGATACAGATGAGAACTTTTGAATTGCTCTCTGAACCAAACCGCTGTCTCTGATTCGTTGAGACCGTATGGAGGGACAGTTAGCATCGGTGCATCGACACCATCAGGAACCACTTCTATTTTGTCCTTCTTTGGAGTAGTCATGGCCCTGCGTCTGCGACCAATTGTATCTGTGGTCCATTGGTATCCGCATTTTTTTACAAGTAGAACCTGGATGTCTTTGTCTGAAAGTTTGTCATTGATACCTTTCGCAATAATCTCAAGGGCCTCGGGATTAGACGATAGTCTTTTACTTTTCGTTTCCGACATCTTCCTCCCTTTCTTTCAGAATCTCAGCTACGTGTTTTCTCACAAGATCGGTAACCTGACTACGGACTTTGTTATTGCCTATCAATGCTTCGAATGGAAGAAGTAAATCTTCCGGCAATCTCTCTTTGATATACACGAGGGTTTCTTCACACAATACGTAGTTCACTGGATCAACACTGATCGGCGTTCCGCACAACAGAATACCCTGGTCGGCAATGTCACCACCGCCAAGAGGAAGTGCATTAACGAGATTCATTCTGGTTCGTGCAAATCCAGAACTAGGAACATCTGACCCAGGACGGAAATATTTGTCTCTTTTCAGATTCTTGAGACGATTCGCAACATGTCTAGACAAGTAGTTTTCGATAGGACCAACCTCTGGGTTATACCTACCCATCGCTTCCAAGCACATACACCATACTTCTTGCCTTATGTCGTCGTTGCAGTAATACGCGAATGCGCCATTACTACTGCGAGACTTGGCTATCTTTTCGATGATGGGATATGCTTCACTTAGAATTCTTTGATCCTTCGTCATCCTTTGATTCCTCTTCCGTCAATTCGCCAAGAATCTGTTTCCCGACCGCTGGATCAGGATCAGGAATAGACAAATCTTTGACAACCTTCGCATTAGCCTTGCTTGTCCCCGTGGCCTTCAGTTGACAATCTATCTTGCGTTTTTCATCACTCATTTTCATCACCCCTTGAAATTATACACAACGTCCGATAAAAACTGCCCTCCATATATATAGACAGCAGATTTTGGGAAAAGCGCTCGGTTTTTTTTATCTTTTTTTTGGGACACAGGCCCTAGTTGGGCGTATAATGGTATGTAGGGGATATTTCTCTGGAGATCACAGTATGCTCAAGTTGATTCACGGCAAGTTCGAAAAAGCAAACATACGCAAAATCGGCAAAATAGACCTGATTATAGCCGATCCACCGGACAATATCGGTCTCAAGTACGATGGTTTCAGAGACAAGCAACCACCAGACGTTTACGAGCAGAACATCCGTGACTGGCTCGATCTGATGGCTGGTTTGACTAATGGACCCATTTTTTTCACCTTTAACGAGAAGTGGACCGAATTGGTGGAACACGCCATCGAAGGCAGTTGTATCCCAATAATTCAAAGATTGCAGTGGTACTATACTTTTGGTCAGGATCAAACAAAAAGGGGAAGATACGCTCTTTGTTACAGACCGGTGTACTGGCTGAATTCTGACTACGTTAGACCAGAAGAGATCAAGGTGCCTAGCGCAAGACAGACAAAGTACAATGACAAGAGAGCCGCCCCTGGTGGTAAAATGCCACCCAATGTGTGGGAATTCTCTCGTATCTGTGGTACGTTCGACGAGAAGAGAAAGTGGTCTCCGACTCAGTTGCCGGAAGCTATGGTCGAGCGCATCGTGAAGGGACACTGCTGCCCAGGTGGTCGCGTGCTGGACCCGTTCTTGGGAAGTGGGACAACAGCGATCGTCTGTCAGAAACTCGATGTGAACTGCGTAGGGGTAGAAATTAGTGAAAACGTTATCCAACAAACGGCGGAACACTTAGGAGTGAAATATGCCAAAGCGTGATCCTTCAACACACGGTGTGCATCTGACCAAGCAATACCACAGAGACGACTTCAAACCAAACGACTTTCAGTGGAGCGTCACGGAGATTGCAGACGACTTCACTCTCTATGATGTGTTCAAACTCATCGCGTTGGCAGAGAGAGTAACCCCAGGAATTGCCAAAACATTTGGCATGGAAGAGTTCGATACGTTCTGGACTCAAATCAACAAAGACAGAGACCCCGATTACGAAATCAAATCGGACCATCTCGAACTCTACTGGAAAGCAGAATGCGACATTGGGGATGATCTGGCTTCAGAAGACCCGACGAAGAGTGAGCTATCTGGTCTGATGAGTTTCCACGGAGTCGGACCCGGCTGTATCTGCAAGGATCACGACGGCGATCATCAAGACTGCAAGTGTCCAGAAACCAGGGGGTTTGGAATAGAGTTCACTCCCGTGAACAATCTCGCACACCTTCCTATTCGCGTCTCGCCCAACGTTCATTTTTGTCCACCATTCATAAAAAACGAGAAGAGTTTTCGCAGAACAGGATTCCAACTCACGATCGCGCCAACACTTTGGTGTCTGATTACCAGCATATTTTGGGAATTGACTTTTGTCGACTCAAGTCCAGATAAGATCGCCAAAAACTCCGAACAAATTTTTGGTGTGATAAAGGGCATCCAAAAGAAGCTGGAAGAGACAGACAGGAATATTGACTTTTTGGGGGATTTGCCGTGAACGAAGTAGTAGTCAAAGAACTTCTCGCAGAATGGGCCGAGTTGATTGAAAAAAGCAAAAAGGCGTGCAGGAAGAAAGCTGGTAAGACTCCCGATGGTTTGAAGAGGCGAATCAAAAGAACATCTGGTAAGCCTGTCGTTTTTGACTTCAAGACATACGAACAACAACAACAAATCCAGAATGCGTTGTGTGTAGAATTACCCAAGTGGGCGGATTTGATCCGCAGTGAACCGGAGATTATGAATGGTTATTCGTGGACTAGCGCAGACTTCATTGACCTTTATCACTCGCATTTTGCTGTCGTTGTGGAGAAACTCAGTAGGGTTATTCTTCAGGAAGATAATGTGTGACACTTGCGGTCGCAATGAGTCAATGAGAAAAGTTCGAAAAATTATGGGCGGGATATGCATCTGTGAATCGTGCCTGTACAAGATCATATTCATACACATAACCACTCATCACATAAGAACATTGTGTCCTGGTTGTTTCGGGAAAAAGAAACTGTCAAAACCATGCGACTGTTGTAATTTAGATGTACTAATTAACGTACTCAGTGGGTGCGACGTGAGAGGATAGCTTATGGGAGAATTGTTAACTCGAATATTGGCTATGATAGAAAACTTGTTGATAGCTCCAATCGTTTGGATATTTCCAATCAAGTGGGCAATAGTTATTCCTGGGTGGTCGGCTATTCGATTTACCTTCGGGAAACCAAGCGGCGATTTACCATCAGGGATTCACTTTGGTACACTCGGCCAGACAATTGAAAAACGACATGTCCAAACCAATTTGGGAATCGCCGAATCAATGTACGTCTTGACAGAAGATGGTCTTTCTGTCCGCATCAGAGGTGTTGTGATTTATAGAATCACCAACCTCATGA